GAGCAAGGGAAATCCCCAAGTCCATCATCGATGCGTGTACGATGCGCGTCGGCCGTTACCCTTCTATGCGCGACGGCGGCCCTAGCTGGACGGGCGTGATTGCCGATACCAACGCGCCTGAAGAAGATCACTGGTGGCCCATCATGTCGGGCGAGGTTCCGATCCCGGATCATATCCCGCGCGAGCAGGCGAAGATGCTGGTGAAGCCAGACAACTGGCAATTCTTTACGCAGCCTTCCGGCATGATCGAGGTCAAGAACGACGAGGGCGAGTTAGAGGACTACAAGCCCAGCAAGCACGCCGAGAATCAGCTTCATATGATGAAGAGCTATTACCCGAACCTCATTCAGGGTAAGACGAAAAGCTGGATCGATGTCTATGTGATGAATAGATTGGGTCACGTTCAGGACGGAAAGCCAGTGTATCCCATGTTCGCGCCAGATGTTCACGTCGCAAGAGAGGAGATACCGATTGCTGCCGGGACTCCGGTGTATGTGGGTATCGACTTTGGTCTGACCCCGGCTGCGGTATTGGGGCAGAAGGTCCGGGGCCGATGGTTCTTGCAGTCCGAGATTGTTGCGATCGACATGGGCATTGTCAGGTTTGCTGAAGTTCTGAGGAATGAATTGGCAACCCGTTTTTCCGCCGCTGGTGAAACCATCATCTATGGTGATCCTGCTGGCGACTTTAGAGCGCAGACTGATGAATCTACTCCTTTTCATATTCTGCGCGGTGCTGGCTTGAGGGCGTTCCCTGCGCCTTCCAACTCTGTTGACCTTCGTCTTGAGGCTGTCTCTTCCCAGCTAACCAAGATGATCGAAGGGAAGCCAGCACTTTTGATTGACCGCCGCTGCCCCCAGCTTATCAAGGGTTTCGAGGGCGGCTATTCGTACAAGCGGATTGAGGTCAGCGGGGAAAGATACGCTGACAAGCCGGACAAGAATATGTTCAGCCACGTTCACGATGCAGCGCAGTATTTGTTTTTGGGTGCCGGGGAGGGTCGGGCTCTGATGAACAGTCAGAAGCCAGCCACCGCAGTCGTCGCCAAGCGCAACTTCGATGTGTTCAGCCGCAGACCAAAGAGCCAGCGCGGGGGCAGGTTTGGCTCGCGCATATAAATCTTGTGCGTTGATCTATTTTTTGTTTTGTGAATAGGACAGCGAAAGGAGATCGCTATGTGTTTTGGACCATCAGCCGCAGAAAAGGCAGCAGCCGCCGAACAGAGGGAGGCCGCTGAAATCGCAAAGCGCGAAGAAATTGACAAGCGCGCAGAGCAAAAGCGCGACGATATTTCCGAAGCCATATCAGGTCGCATGGAGGGGCGCGGGATGCGCGGCGGCTCCGGTCGTCGTTCTTTGTTCCGCGCTTCCGGCAGCGGGTTTTTGGGTAGGTTTCAGTGATGGACAAGATCGCAAAGACATACGTTGGAAAGTACAACAAAGCCAAAGCGTTTCGCGAAAATTGGGTTTCTCTGTTTGAAGAATGCTATGAGTATGCGTTGCCGCAGCGTGAATCGTTTTATCATGAAGAGGCGGGTCAGCGTCGAGACGACAAGATTTTTGACGAGACCGCTGTTGTCGGTGTGCAGGAATTTGCGAGCAGGCTTCAGTCAGGCTTGGTTCCCAACTTTGCACGCTGGGCTGACCTCATGTCAGGCAGCGAAGTGCCAGCCGATCAGCGCGAGGCCGTTGACAACGAGCTAGATGAAGTCACCGAATACGTCTTCGAGGTGCTTCAGAACTCCAACTTCAGCCAAGAAGTGCATGAATCGTTCATGGATTTGGCTGTTGGCACGGGCATTCTCTGTGTTGAAGAGGGGGATGCAATCAATCCCATCATCTTCTCTGCAATCCCGCTGCCGCATGTTGTGCTTGATACCGGACCTGACGACCGGATCGACCATGTGTTCCGCGAGCGGAAGAAGGTCAAGTTCGATCATCTCGAAATGATGTACCCCAACTCTAAATTCGACCAGAAAGTTGAGGGCATGATGGGCCGGGACAGGGAGACCACTGTCCTTGAGGTCGTCTGCCGCGATTATTCTCGGAAGAACGAGGAAGCCTATCTGCATTATGCGATCTGCATGACCACAGATACGGTTCTCCACACCAAAGAGATGAAGGGCTTGGGCTCCAACCCATTCATTTGCTTCCGTTGGTCGAAGTGCGCTGGTGAAGTTTACGGGCGAGGCCCGCTGATCAATGCGCTGTCCGCGATCAAGACCACGAACCTCACCATCGAGTTGATTTTGGAGAACGCGCAGATGGCGATCTCTGGGATTTATCAGATGGAAGATGATGGCGTGATCAATCCGGATACGATCCAGCTTGTTCCGGGGTCGATCATTCCAAAGGCGATGGGCAGCCAAGGCTTGCAGCCAGTTCAGGCGGCGGGCCGCTTTGACGTTGCTCAACTTGTTCTCAGCGACATGCGATTGAACATCAAGCGGGCGCTGTACAATGACATGCTTGGCAATCCGGATAAGACACCCGCGACTGCGACTGAGGTTGCGGAGCGTATGGCCGACCTGTCTCGCCGCGTTGGCTCTGCGTTCGGTCGCTTGCAAGCCGAGCTTGTGCAGCCAGTTTTGCAGCGCGTCATCTACATTCTGAAGAAACAGGGTCGCATTGAAGTGCCGACTGTGAACGGACGGGAAGTCAAAATCCGCTCAGTTTCCCCGCTGGCTCAAGCCCAAGCCAACTCAGATATTTCCAATGTTGCCAGATACTTACAGCTTGTTGGCGGTGTCTTTGGCCCAGAAATGTTGCAGCTTCTTATCGACGGAGAGCAGACGGCGATACACCTTGCTAAAAAGTTTGGTGTGCCAGAGAGCTTGATTCGAGACGAAGAACAGCGCAAACAGATAGCTGCAATGGCGCAGCAAATTGCGCAGCAGCAACAGGGAATGATGGGTGAGCAGCAAAATTAACATCGGATTGGATGGGTATCAGCGCAAGTCCGAAGACGATGTGAACATCAGCAAGAACATTGCGCAGATATTTGAGTCGCCCACGGGCAAAGAGGTTTTGCGCTACCTGCGCTCGATTACCATTGAGATGGTGAACGGGCCAAATGTGACCACGGAAGAGTTACGTCACCTCGAAGGCCAGCGATATGTCGTCGGGCTCATCGAGCAGCGCATTGGACACGCACATAGGAGCAAGAAATGAGCGATCAAGAATCAGCAGAAGCAGTAGCGGAGGCAGATGGTCGAGATTTTGTCACGCAAGAAGATGTACAGCAGGCTGAATCTGGGACAGTCGATCGACCGGAGTGGCTTCCTGAAAAGTTTAAGACAGCCGAAGACCTTGCAAAGTCTTACACCGAGTTATCCAAGAAGCTGGGCAATTCTGAAGAAGACATTCGCAATTCGATCATGGAAGAAATCCAGAAGGAAGCATTCAGCAGCCGACCCGAAAAGGCTGGAGACTATCAGCTTCCTGAAACGGTCAACGCGGAAGAGGCCGTAGACAATGATCTTCTGAAGTGGTGGTCAGATCATTCGTTTGAGAACGGTTACTCTCAAGAAGAGTTCCAGCAGGGCATCGAGATGTATGCTCAAGCCATTGCTGGCAGCCAGCCAGATATGGAAGCGGAGTCTGCAAAGCTTGGAGACAATGCCGAGGCTCGTATTGATGCGGCCTCTGCGTTTGCAAACAAGTTCTTCCCCGAGGAGGCGCTGCCTGCGATCGAGCGAATGTGTGAAAGCCATGCTGGGATCATTGCTCTTGAGGCAATTCAGGAAGCGATGAAGGACGGCAATTTTGCTGGCAACACAGCACCAGCCGCGCAAACTTCAGAGCGTGAGTTGAGGGAGATGATGAATGACCCAAGATACTGGAAAGACCGAGACCCCGCTTTCATCAAGGAAGTCACCGAAGGTTTCCAGAAAATCTACAGAGGTTAAGATCATGAAGCGGGGTAGGTTTTATCTTACCCCCTTCACCTTGGATCACATTGAGGAAGTGATCGAAGGTTTGAGCGCCGAAAATCGACGCGAGCTAAAGCTTCTTGGTCACTCTGATATCAGGAAAGCTTTGCTCGACATGCACGAAACTTCTGAGTGTTACCTCTGCCGGGAAGAGGGTGAGTCATTCATCATGATTGGCGGCCTTTGGTTTGGCGCAGATGAGGCTTGGCCGCAGATGTTTGCAATGTTCTCCGACAAAATCAAAAGCAACTGGCACGCTATGGCCCGCGGGTCTCGCATGTTCGTGAGCCATTTCGATCAGTCTCATGATGGCATGTCGATGACAGTGAACGCTGACTTCGAGTTTATTTTGAATTGGTCAGCGTGGTTGGGCTTCGAGCCCGTAGGCGTCAGCCACCTTGGCTTTGAGAAGTATGTAGAATTTGTGCGTTGTAATCCGCGTCAGAAAAATATTAAGGATGAATTATCTCGGCCCGCGATGCACTGATCGGCCCCTGTTGGGATACCCGAATTGACGTAAAGGTGCGGATACCCGTAGCAAACTGAATTTTCATAGGACTGAAACAATGGCTAATACAATCGATCAAGCCTTTATCAAGCAGTTCGAGACTGAAGTTCACATGGCATACCAGCGTATGGGTTCCAAGCTACGGAACACTGTTCGCACGTCCAATGTGACAGGCTCGGTTACTCGCTTCCAAGTGATTGGCAAAGGCGCTGCAAACACCAAAGCTCGCAATGGCGATGTGACCGCAATGGAACTCGTCCACACCACTGTCGAAGCAACGATGGCCGACTTCTACGCGCCGGAATACATCGACAAGCTTGATGAGTTGAAGATCAACATCAATGAGCGTCAGGCCGTAGCGCAATCTGCTGCTGCTGCTCTGGGTCGCAAGACTGATGAAATCCTGATTACGGCAATGGACGCGGGCGCTAACTCCACCCAAATCCACGACACTAGCTCTGCGCTTGAAAAGGCTGATCTGCTGACGTTGTTTGAAACGTTTGGCACTGCCGACCTGCCAGAAGACGGCCAGCGTTATCTCGCCATGTCGCCTGCTGGATTTGCTGATCTTTTCAACATCGAAGAGTTTGCTTCGTCTGACTATGTTGGACCTCAGAACCTTCCGTTTGCTGGTGGCATGACGATGAAGGAATTCCTGGGTTTCAAGATTTTCTCCACGTCTGCGGTCGCTGGTGGCAAGAACTTTGCATATCACGCGAACTCAGTCGGTCTTGGCATTAATGCTGATGTTCAGACCGAACTGAACTACGTCCCTCAGAAGGTCTCTCACCTTGCCACATCGATGATGTCGATGGGTGCCGTGGTCATTGATGACGATGGTGTCTACGAAGTTCTCGACAACAACTAATAGGAGTGGGGGGTTTCGGCCCCCCAATCTTCCATGCCAGACACAGCAAACACTTCACTCAAAGTATGCACTCGGGCGTCCATTTTAATGGGCGGTTCTCCAATCTCTTCATTCACAGAGGGTACTGCTGAAGCAGATGTTTGCGAGGCAATGTACGAAGACATTGCGCGATCGGCTCTTGTGAATTCTAGATGGGGATTTGCTACGGCTCAAGCGGCTTTGAGCCGATTGACTGACGCGCCAACTGCTCGTTTTGATGCAGCTTATCAACTCCCATCCGCGGCTTTGACTGTTTCAGCGCTGACTGTAAACGACGCTGCTGTGACTTTTGACACCTATGGGGACAAAGTTTACTGCAACGTGTCTGAAGCTCAGACTGTTGTTGCTGATTATATCTATCGCGCAGATGAGGCAGATTGGCCGCCATACTTCACAGTTGCGGTGGAATATTCTGTTGCCTCAATGCTTGCTACGTCTATTGCGCGAGACCCAACGTTGTCTCGACTTTTAGATCAGAAGGCTCAGATTCATATGATGCAGGCCCGCCGTCTTGATTCGCAACGTCAAACAACGCAGAAACTCAACACATCGAGGTTTATTGCTGAAAGGCGCAGCTAATGCAAAAACTACGAGTTTCCGTTAGCAGTTTTCAGTATGGTGAAGTCAGTGACTCATTGATCATGAGGACTGATTCTCCTATTTACGCTCAATCTGCGCAGAAGCTTGAGAACATGTTGGTCATGTCAGAGGGTTCTGCAAAGAAACGGCCCGGACTAAAGCACATCTATGATTACAGCTTAAGTTCGAACAGCAAGGTGCAGTCTCATCTGTTCCGGTTTATCTTTGACGAGAACGAAGAGTATGTGATCTCGGTCGAAGAGGGCAAGGTCCGCTGCTTCCGCCTTCTCGCTGATGGCAGCGTGAGCCTTGTTGATACGATCACTCAAGACACCGATAGCAACGCCCTTCCGTTTGATGACGACTATCTTCAGGAGTATACGACCGCTCAATATGGAGATGTCATGTTCATCTCCCATCCGCTGTTTGCGCCTCGGATGCTTACCAGAACATCCTTAACTGACTTTGAGGTGAGCGTATTTACGTTTGATTCTCAATTGGATGGCAAAAAAACGTATCAACCCTACACAAAGTTTCAAGCCTCTAATGTGTTCTTCGATCCGAGCAGCACATCAGGAACCTCTATAGCTTGTCAACTTTTTACGAATACTGGCACCAGTGATCCAGATGGGATTGCTGTCACTCAGAATGAATTTTTATCCCCATTTGATTTTGATTTAAACGGAGCCCTTGCTAGCGGAGGCACCGTAACGCTGGATGTTGCTGCTCAAATTACAATAACATCTACATCCTCTAATCATCACACCCAACAAACATTTACGATCACGGGGACTGACCAAGACGGCGAGTCAGTTACTGAGACTTTTAGTGGCCCAGCGGCAAATGACACAGTTGCAACAAGCAGGAACATTAAAACAATAACAAGCATTTCTTCTACCAATTCATTTAGAAACTTAAGTGTTGGGGTCTCAAAGAGGCAGTCAGTAAGTTATTTTGACATAACGGGAAGTAAGGTTAACGGTGCATATCCAAACTCTGCGCACCTTGGCGTAACGCTGAGATACGGTGAAGCTGAGATGATCATTGTTGAGGTTATATCCTCTGATCGTGTTAAGGTGGATGTTGTTGATCAGCTTAAACGTAGGCTAGAAGTCTTAAACCCATTGCGCACTACGGACGGCAGCAATGAGGTTCAGGTTACAATGATTGGTCATGGTTTCGCTGGAGGCGAAGCGATTATCATTTATGACGCCGCGCCTACTGGCGGGATTAATTCTTCAAAGATTAACGGCAGCCGCACTGTAACTGAAATTATTGACGAAAACACATTCACTTACACTGCGGGAGGAACCGCAAATGAAAGTGAAGACGGGGGTGGTTTTGTTTCAATTGAATCTCATGCGCCAACAGTCGATTGGAACGAGCAGTCTTGGTCTTCCGCCCGAGGCTATCCCGCTTCCGTCACCTTTCATGAAAACCGACTCATCTTTGGCGGAACAATCTCTGAGCCTGACTCAATTTGGATGTCTAAGATTGGCAACTTCTTCAACTTTGATGTGGGTGAAGCTGCTGACGCTGACTCGATTGCTTTGGTGGCTGCGACTGGAGATGTGAACGAGATCAGGTATATGATTTCGAACCGAGACCTTCAGATATTCACGGCCTCTTCTGAGCTTTATATCCCAACCTTTTTGAACCAAGCGATCACGCCGACAAACGCTCAGATCAGAAAGCAAACACCCTATGGCATTGCTCACGTCATGCCTGTTCCGATTGATGGAGCTACGATTTTTGCGGCGAACAATGGCCGTGTTGTTCGAGAATATCTCTTCACTGATTCTGAAGATGCCTACACCGCGAATGCTATATCGACTCTTGCGTCTCATTTGATTAACGACCCGATCTTCATGACGGTTGCTCACAGCGCGTTTTCGCTTCCTGACTCTTACGCCATGATGGTCATGAGCAATGGTGATGCTGCGCTTTTTACCTCCAATCGAGCGGAGCGAAGGGCTGCTTGGACCAGCCTAACAACCGATGGCTCCTTTGCTTCTGTCATTGCTGTTGAGGATCGCATCTTCGCAAATGTTTACGATACCGATGGCAACCTTCATCTTTGCGAGTTCAGCGAGGATGTCGGCTTGGATTTCTGGGTCTATGGGGCTGTGTCCGCAAACGTTTTGGATGTAAGCGCAAAGTATTCCAGCGGAGATGCCGTTGATGTCATTGGAATTAACAATGGGGCTCAGTCTTATCTTGGCTCTTTTACTGTGAACGGCAGTAACGAAGTCGATCTTTCTGCGCACACTGGATACGCACATGCTTATGCTGGCAATAAGTTCACTGCAAAGATTGTAACAAATCCAGTCGATGCCGCTGTAAGCGCTGGTGCTATTACGGGTGAAGTTCGTGGAGTGTCTTCCGTTATCGTAGATGCAAAAAGCGTTGAGTCCATGAAGGTAAACAATAGACCTTTAACTGGTACGCTTCCATTTGACGGTAAAAAAGAATTTCGATTGCTAGGTTACAGTCGAGACCCGCAGGTCACAATTGAGCAAGACGACCCACTTGGCCTACAGGTCAATGGGATGATAGCGGAGCTAGTTGTCTGATGGACCCTATTACATTGATGCTTCTGTCTTCTGGCGTTCAGGCCGGGGGCTCATTGCTTGGCGGGCTTGGCGCAAAATCTGCTGCTGATCTGAATGCCTTCAGCGTAGAGACTGAAAAGAAGATGAGTGAGGCCGAGGCGGCCCAGCGCAACAACGATCGCATGGAGGCGTACAGGTCGAACCTTTCCGCAAACATTGCTTCGTTCGCTTCTCAAGGCAGAGACGTTGGGGCTGACCGTTCTGTTTCTGCCTTCTTGGACAAGCAGAAAGAAATTGCTGTATCTGACACCGCTCGATCCGACTTCATGGCAATGATGCAGGGAATGCAGCTAACGCAAAAAGCTTCCGCCATACGTCGAGAGGGTCAGGCTTCTCTTGTTGCTGGGGTGACGGACGCCTTCACCACCATGGTCGGAGCCAAATATAGGTACGACAAAGTTAAGATGCCGAAGGGATAAGACATGGCTGTCATTCGAGAGAAGCGTCAATTCAGAATCGGCACCATTGGAGTTGCTCGCGCTTCTCAGGGCGGCCAGATAGTTGGCGAAACCATTGCGCGTTCCGCCAATGCTCTTGGCGATATGTTCTACAAGGAAGCTGCGCAGGCGGCTGAGAAGGGTGGCATGGAGGCGGGAGCCTCTGCTGACCGTGAGAAGGTGATCACAATCAATCCTGAGACGGGTGAGCCTGAAGCCTACGCTCCACCTGAAGGCATGGGTTCGATCGGCGCTGATGCTTACCAGCGCGTTGTCATGCGCAGGTTCCAGCAAAGCATTGAGGATGAAATCCGGAACAAGGGCCGAGAGCTTGCTGCTAGGTACGAAAGCAGTCCGGCCATGTATGAGTCGGCCATGTCTGACTATCTGGCCTCAATGACCAACGTTGCTCAAGATGAGTTTCGCGGCTTCATTACGGATGTCGGCACCAGCTATCTGAATGCCACTATGACCAACATGCAGATTGCTCAAGTTCGTCGTGAGCGGGCCGCGGCAAGGGCGTCTCAAGAGGCTGCGATTGAAGATGGCCTTGGCAATATCGAGATGATGGTTGCTCAGAACGGACCCGCATCACTTCAGGGGCCGACTGTAGAAGCTGGTTTGATTTCTTCTGTGGCTGCTGCTGCAAACGATGGCGGTGAAGCTGGTTTGTTTGGCGCTGACGAGATTGCCAGATACGGACGAGACGGTCAGGCAGCAATTGCCAGAGGACTTATTCGATACGCCGCGTCTCAAACCGAAGACCCTGAGACTCTTGCTCGTCTGCAAAGCGCGATTGGAACTCAAAATCCAGCGGCTGTTCCTGCGGAATTTCCTGAGGTCGCCCAAGCCCTTCGAGGCTTTGGCTCAAATTTTTCTGGGCTGGCTGATCTGGAAAGGTTTTCAGATGGCCTTCTTTCTGATGCGATTGCAGGCGCAAAGATAATTCAGCAAAGGGAAGTGGCGTCTCAGGAAGCCCAGACTGCGCAACTTCTTTTTGATATGGGGCAAAACCTTCCGGCTATAGCGTTTGGCGAGAGAGCCTTTGCTATGGGCAGGGGGCCGCTTGCTGTTGCTGTTCGAGCAGGGAATTATTGGGAGCAGGCAACTGAGCTTGCTCGCTCGGAAGCGGTTGCTGGTCGCAAGGAAATCTCAGATCAATATCTTGAGCAACGCAATGCTGTTTTGGCTGCACAATCTGAAGGTCTCTATGCCAGAGCCCTAAGTGGCTTGAGCACTGAGCAAACAAATGCGCTTGAAAATGCAATTTCAAATAGGAACGTTATGCTTGCGCCTGAGAGCGCACGGCTTGAGTTGAATGCCTTGATGCGCATGGAGGCTGCAACTGGTCAGCCGATTCTTCAAGAGTTTCTGCCTCACATTGGTTCGTATCGATCGGCTGCGGGCAAGGACATTGACGTGATGTTGCGGGCTGCTGCTGCACGAGAAGCCCTTGGCGTTAATGTTTCATCAATCTTGTCTTCTCAGAATCTTGATCAAGATGTTCCGGATATGATCTCTCAGATTAATGCGATTCCAAATCTTGACCCAAAAGACGCAGAGACAATGCGCGATTCGATCCTTGTTAATGCTGGCAGAAATAATCTGAAGGCTTTCTTCGGCAATGACTACTTAACGACAGAGCAACTTCGAGAAGCTAAGAGCATATTTGAAGGTGGCGCTGCTCAAGAAGGTGTTCTTACCGACGAACAGATTGCTCAAGTTGGTCAGGCTCGCGCCTACGCGCTTGAAGCTGGACAGATCAGCCAGCTTCGAACTACGTTCAACAGCCAGAAAGAAACTGTTACGGCTCGCATTGCTGAACTTGAAGAGCGCAGAAAGCGCGACTTGTTGCTTCGACGGATTAACAATGGGCAAGCAAGTCTAACTATAGAAAACCGTGAGCTTTATGAGGAAAGCTTAACGAGTCGATTTGCGCGAGGGCAGGATATTTCTGCCATCTGGGGCTCTTCCGATTCTTTAACCAATCCCATCGCGCGGAATATTTTGAACGATGTGGTAAGGGCTCGCATTCTTCCTCAGTCCTTGCATCAAACCTTTGCTTCTTTGGCTAACGGTGAGTTTCGAATTGGCGACCCAAACGCGGTTTTGTCTCATTATATCAATGTTAGGAATTACAACTTTGAGGGCCAAGTCGTAAACAATCCTGCGATTAACTCTCTGTCTGAGAGTCAAATAACAATGCTTGATTACCTTGCTGATTCGCTTGATGTTCAAGGCAATGTAGGCCCAGAAACATTGGCTGAAGTCTACGCTCGGATGGATGCTTACAAGAATGATCCTCGCGTACAAAGCCGTGTTGAAGCTACGCTTGAAGGTGCGCTTGATGACTTTGTTCTCAATGAGCTTGATGGCATTGAAGATGTCCCTCTGTCTGGATTGAGCGCAATGAAGGACGCGGCTCTTGAGTTGGTCTCTATTGGTGCCAATCGGAATGACATTGTAGATCGTCTCAATCGACAGATAGAGCGCACGTATCCGGATGGAAACGGGTATGTGGTTAATTCATATGGTGGCAGTCGTACAAGATTTGCTTTGCCGCTTGTTGCTTTAGGCCATGAAGACCTCTTCAAAGATCATGTTCGAAATGTGATTTCACAGTTCAGCAATCTTGAGGGTCAAGACTTTTCATTTGGCGGCAGAATGGCTGGACCATATCGCCGCATAGATGAAGAAGTGTACCTTGTTCCCTTGGATGCCTCTAGCGACGGGACTGTTCGATATACGGTTAAGCGGGTGCGCCCGCTTGAGGACGGTGGTGACGAAACTGTCAATGGAACTTTTGCTGAAGGCGAAACTTTTTATTCTGCTCCGATAATCATTAGCAACAGAGACCCAAGGTTTACGGCTGCCGTTGATCAGGCGAATCTTCTTGCTCAAGAGGAGGAACTCAAGAGGGCTGAAGAGAGCGAGGTATTCTCAGGAACTGGACCCGGATCATTTATGCAAACAATCTTTGGAGCAGATGAATAATGGCTGATCTTAACCGCTACTCACCAGCCCTTTTCGAGCCCACCATTGTATCTGAGCAGTCCACATTTGGTGAGACCGTTCGTGCAACAGTTGGCTTGCGGCTTGCTCCAGCGGTTGATCGCAGCCTTATTTCCTTGCGCTTTGCAAACCAAGAACGTGATCGCAATTTTGATTGGCGAGAGAATCTTGGCAACCACTCCATGTATGCCACCAGTCTATATACGGCTAAGAACGCGCAGCACATGGCGGCTCTGAAGTCTATGATCGATCGCAGCATTGAACGGCGTCAGGTGCTTTCTGATTCTACGATGCTGACTCAATTGGGGGCTGGCCTTCTTGATCCTGTAAATCTTATTGCCTTGCCTCTTGGCGGTCCAAGCCTTGGCGTTGTCAGATCGGCTGCGCGGGTTGGTCTTGGTACTGCCGCTGCTGAAGGCGTTGTTGAGGGGATCAATTACGCCCTTGATCCGGTAAAAACCATTGAAGAGGCAACGATTAACACAGCTTCGGCTGCACTGTTTGGCGCTGCTTTGGGTGGCGCTATAAGCATTCCTTTGTCTCGCCGCGCGGCTGCCCTTGAACAAACGAACGCAGCCAATGCTGAGTTGTTTCAGATGGCTGCCCGGATTGAAAACCTTCAAGGCATGACGCCCGATCAGATCAGGAACGCGCCAGCAAGGTCGTTGCGTCCTCTTGGTTCTGTGGAAGATGCTCAATTGCGGAGTGACATTCGTTCATATGATGCTGAAGCTGAAAAGCTTGGCGCTGACAGCGCAAGTGCATCTGATCTCAGGGACCAAGCTCGCGCTCTTAGAAACGAGTTGGGCTTGCGTCAGGTCGAAGACTTGGATGTTGATCTCAACGATCCATTCAATCTGAAGTCTTCATGGTTCACCAACAGCATCCTCTACAAATCGGTTTCCACTCCGATGAAGCGGACCTTGCAGGGCAATTATCCCAACGCTGTTAAGGAGACTTTTCTGCGGGCATTTGGGGATAATGGCGTAACTGTTGCAATGAACTCTTTGGGTCTTCCTACGCCTCAGTCTGTTTTTGTAAGGTCGGCTGTTTCTTCTGGTCGGTGGGTTAAAGCTCAAGATGATTTGGTTAAGCTTTGGGCCGTTGATACGGGCGCGTCTGCGACATCTCGCTTGGACATTAACCTTTCGGATATGGCTCGAAGAGTGAGTCGATCGAATGAAACGTATCGCCAGTGGCTTACCAACGTCAGCGAAAAGAGACTGCTTGGCGTTGAGGATTTGTCTGAAAATGAGCTTAAAGCCTCAAGTGTAATCACGAAATACTTTGGTGATTCGGAAGTGCGGCTTCAGGAAACTGGCCTGCTGAATGATGCCAAGGGTATGCAGCGCCAAATTGAAATGCTTGAAGCAGAAATCCAGGGTCTGAAGTCCAGCCTGAAGGGAGCTGCCCGAGCCGAGCGCAGCATGGTTGAAGGGCGCATCGATATTTTGAAGGGCCGGAAAAAAGGTCTGGAGAAAATGCGCTTCGAGCCTGACACGCCCGCCAGCAAAGAGCCTTTCTTTCCCCGCTTCTTTGACAAAGGGGCCATCAAAAAGCGCCGTGAAGAATTTGAAAAGATTCTCTACAACTGGTTTGAAGCAAATCCGTATGTCTACCGGATGGATAAGGGCGAGCCCAAAAGGGTGGAACTTAGCACAAACCCTGAGAAAATCAGGGAGCGCGTCAACCAAACCATCGACGGCATTCTTGGCGAGGCTGACCCCTTGTCCGTTGATACCGTTTCGTTTGGGATGGGCCGCTCTAAGCATTTCCGAGGGCGTCAGCTAGATATTCCAAACCGCTTGGTTACTGACTTCATGATGAAAGACCCGCTGGCTGTCATGAAGACCTACGCCGCGCGGATTGAACCGCGCTACGAGTTTGCCAAGATGTTTGGCAAAGACCTCGACGGTGTTCGTTTTGACATTAAGCGAGAAATGCTTCGAGAGGGAAAGAGCGAAGCTGAAATCAATAAGGTCATGCTCTACTTCGAGCATATGTACGATCGAACAATCGGCACTGTCTTGGAAAATCCAGACGCCCTAAATCAAAAGGTGGCACGATTCGTGCGCGAAGCTGCATCGTTCAGCTACATGGGTTCTTCCGGGCTTGCAGCCATTCCTGACTTTGGACGCATCGTCATGGAATATGAGATGGAGAATGTTTGGAAGGGCGTTCAGGCCATTGTAGATAGGGACCGAATCAACATGACCGTTGATGAAATTCGCTTGGCCGGGGAAGCGATCGATATTCTCAAAGGCACTGCTCACATGCGATTAATGGAGGATATGTCCAACAACATTGATGCCAACGATCTGCTGACCCAAACGCGAAATGCTTTCTACATTCTCAACGGTCTTGCTCCGCTGACAACGCTTGCCAAGCAACTCGCTGGTGTCATCGATGCCCATCAGATTATTGATTATTCAATCAAGCTAGGAAAAGGGCAGCTTGACGATCAAGGCATTGAGTGGCTCGCCAAGCACGGCATTGGCAAAGACATGGCTGAGAAGATTGCCAGAGCGCCATATGACCGGACTGAAAATGGTCTCTTCATGGCTAACACTGAGGCATGGGCTGACAGCATCTACATTCCCGAGATCGACAACAAGCAGGTTCGCGTCATCTATGAGAATGAAGACGGCACTCCTGTCGGCAAAATGGTAGGAGACCGATATGTTCCGGCTTCCTACAATCATGAAGCAAAAACAATTCGGTTCGATCGAGACTACATCGAGGGCGAAATGTTTGAAGCTAAACCTTGGCTTGCTCCGCGGACTGAGGGCATCAAGGCGCTGCCTGATATTTTTGAGACGCCCCGTCAGTGGTCCAACTTTGTGATGCTTCATGAGATCAATCACAATCGCTTTCGTCGAGAAGACTTGGGCTTCAACAAAGAGCAGAACATTGAATATGAGAATGCGATCAATGATCTTGCTCTGAAAGACTATCGCTCTGCTCAAAGGCTGAACGAAGAAACGGTCACTCAGTTCCGGGCCGCGCTTAACAGCGGTGTGCTGAACACCATCATGTCAGGGACGCCTGCGGACAAGCCAATCATTACTGATGGCGTTGTGTATATCCCGATGAACGTCGCTTCTAAGTTTGGGATGAAGGAGCATCCGAAGTTCAAGGGTTACGCTCGAATCGAGAATGGCTTGATGGGTTTGCCGTTCCAGTTCTACAGCTTCGTCTTTGCAAACGTGAACAAGACCGTGGGCGCGATGGCTCAAGGTCAGATCAAGAACCGAGCAATTGGTGCTGCGACGATGATGGGCTTGGCTTATATGTCCTTGCAGCTTCGAACCCCGGATTATGTCTGGAACGAAATGAGTGCGCAGGATCGGTTCGCTCGCAGCTTTGACATGAGCGGAATCATGGCTCTGTACTCAGACATCTTCTACACTTCCATGCATACCTCGTTGGCCTTGGGTGGTCCCAACATCACTGGCGGCCTTCTCTCTCCAAAGTTTAAGCAGCAAGCAAGCGTGGCTGAAGCGATCACGGGGCTTGCTGGTGCTGGCCCTTCTTGGGCTTATGACACGGGCTCCGCTATGGTTAATTTTGCGAGCGGCAACTATGGGGAGGGCGGCAAAGACATTGTTCGAAACTTGCCGTTTGCTCGTATGTGGTTTTTGAAAGATGACATAAATCAGATTACGAATGCTTGGGCTAACTAGCTTGTCTGGGCGATTTGTGCGTTGATTTGGTTTGCCTAATTATGTGATTAACAGGATTAAATAGTAATCCAAAATGAATGGAGCCTACTATGGCACAAAACACTGACATCGTTCTTGCGGCAGATGATTGGACTCAGCTTACAAACGCTGACATCACATCGATTACGTTTCAAAACAAAGGAACGTATTATATTCTGGTAAAAGGAACGACTGACGCGACCAAACCTACTAATGATGATGGCGCTGTGCGCTACAATCCCGGCCAAGGTGAGCGCAATGTTTTGCTTTCTGACTTGTTTCCGGGCATTGCAGCCGTTCGCGTCTGGGCTTACGGGCTTAAATCGCTAGAGGTATTGGTCAGTCATGCGTGAGATTGTCTCCCCGTTATCTGGCATCCGCAGTCCGTTTGGGCAGCTAACGTCGCCGTTGGCGAGCTATGCCGTGCTGGGCATCAAGCCAGAGCTTGTCTTTGACTTCGACGCGGATAAGTATTTCGTCAACTCGCGACGGTCTACCTTCTCTGACAGCATCACCCACAGCCGTGCGTCAACTGCGACGTATGTCGATTCTACCGGGACATTGCAGACTGCTGGGATCAACGAGCCGCGCATTGGGCATCACATCTACAACGGTTCTGCGTGGGTCAACGAGGGCTTGCTGCATGAGAGCGAGGCGCGGACGCAGCTTTTGCACACGACCAACGCGCTGGTTACGCAATCCCACACAGTTACGGCTGTGCCGCACACTCTGCACTTCACTGGCACAGGCACCGTCACCCTGTCTGGCGCGTCTACCGCTGGCCCGCTGGTTGGCACCGGGACGGGTGAGCAAAACCGCGTTAGCCTGACTTTTACCCCAAGCGCGACAAGCCTGACGTTGACCGTTTCCGGCACCCTCACCGATGCGCAGCTTGAAGTCGGCTCTACGCCTAGCAGCTACATTCCCAATCTTGCCGTTTCCGGCACAGTCACCCGCGCAGCCGAGACACTGACTGTCCCTGCGGCCAACATGCCGTGGTCATCCAGCGCCGTGAGCATCCAGATGGATGGGCGGATGACGTACGCCGATGAGGGTGCTTCGACAGAAATCCGCTTTTGGAGATGGCGTGCGGGTAGCCCTAATCAAATTTTATCGCGCATTGATGCGTCTGGTTCACTGGTCGGTCGGTATATTACGCAGCAAACAGCCTCTGGAACGTATGATCAGACTACGGACTCTGGAACGGAAGCATACGCTCCCGGCATCAACGTACCTTTCAACATCGCCTCTCGACACGGCTCCACGTTCATCAACGCTGCAGCGGATGGCACTTCTTATGTTGCTAACACCACGCCTGTCGCCCTGCCTGATCTGTCAGCCACCAACTTTGAGCTGGGCCACGACTACATGGGAACGATCAAACAGCTTCGCGTGTGGCCGAAAGACTTGGCTGACGCTGGAATTGTGGAGGCGACAGACCCAACCTTCACCACTGAGTTTGCGATGCTCGTTACTACTACGACAGCAAATGAAACCTTCACGATCCCGTGTCAGAACGTTGGTACGTTTGATGCTGGTATTGAGTGGGGCGATGGCGGTGTGTCTAGCATCACGGCTTACAACGACAGCGCACTAACGCACACATATGCAAGCGCTGGGGACCACATCGTTCGTATTCGAGGCACCTTCCCTAACATCTACTTCAACGACGGCGGGGATAAGCTGAAAGTCACCAAGGTTCTCAACTTGGGTCAGGTGGGCTGGGGGCGTTTGGACGAGGCATTCTTGGGCTGCTCCAACATGACAGAGTTCACAGCAGGAACAACGGACACCTCTGCGGTTACGAATATGGCCAATATGTTCAATAAATGCTCCAGCTTGACCTCGTTGAACCTATCTAGTCTCAACACGTCTTCGGCTATTAATATGGCTGCCATGTTCCGTAACTGCTCTGGCCTGACCTCGTTGAACGTATCCAATTTCAACACGTCTTCGACTACGAATATAAATAGCATGTTCCGTAACTGCACCAGCTTGACCTCGTTGAACGTATCCAATTTCAACACGTCTTCGGCTATTAATATGTCTAGCATGTTCAATAACTGCACCAGCTTGACCTCGTTGAACGTATCCAATTTCAACACGTCTTCGGTTGCGAATATGTCTAGCATGTTCCGTGACTGCTCTAGCTTGACCTCTCTCGTCGGACCTGAAGACTTTGACATTGAAGGGTTGAACGAAACAAGCGACTTGAACAGCTTCGCGACCAATGTTCCGAATGGCGCTCTGGACTACGACACCCTGCTGGTAAACTGGGACGCGCAAGACCCATTCGACGGCATGGCACCTGACTTTGGCGGTTCGAAATACTCCGCAGGTGCACCAGCCACTGCACGGGCCAACCTGATCTCAACGGATAGCTGGACAATCACTGACGGAGGACCAGCATGATAACCCAGACAAGCGGATACTTTATCATCAACTCTGCGGCTATCGCCCTGACGGAAGACACGGTGGTCAGCTACCCTGACGGTGCTGCGGTTCAGGTCTTTGACACTGAGGAGGAAATGCTTGCGGCTCACCAACAGCAATTCCCAGAGCAGTATGAGGAGGAACCTGCATGAACCGCATGAGCATCCGCGTCCGTAAGCCCAACGAGTGGGAAGCATCCGCCCTGCCTGATCTGTCGTCTTCTGACCTTGGCGACACGGGCATTGAGGAGACTTCGACATGATTGAAGAACAAGCCCCCAAGACCGACTTCTACCTGAAGCTAGATTCCGAGGCTGACACGCCCACGGCCCTTGCTGCGTTCTATCGTCAGGACACCGTGACTGAGATGGACCCTGAGACGGGCGAGGAAACTGTCACCAACGTGGGCGACCCCTACCTTGTCATGCACACGCCAGACTACGCCATCGACATCGTGGGTGTGATCCATAAGCCTACGGGGAACACGCTGACGGACGACGCAGGCTTTGAGTATGAAGAGACGGCACCTTTGGATGGCTGGCACATTAACGTCAGGCTTGTAGGCGATGCTCGACGCGCGGATGTCGAGGCTTTGGATGCAGCATATGGCGTAACACCTAACAGCCCGTCGCGGGTTTGGTTGTCAGGAAAGACGATGGAATCTGAACCCTGGCATCTGAGTAAGTCCGTACCGTTAAGTATAATCTTCGCTGTGGTCGTTCAAACTGGGACTTTGATCTGGTTCATTGCAGGACTTGATGCATCTGTGAGCCAGAATGCACGCGACCTCTCACGACATGAAAACAGGCTGGAGATGCTAGAGGCCAGCGTGCAGGCGCAGGCGCTGTCGATCGCGAGGATGGATAC